AAGAGTATCTGTTCGTTTTATTGGTGCGGTTCTGATGGCTAGACAACGGCCTCTTTCTCAAGTCAGGTCAGATTTAGATAGTTATTTGAATCAGAGTTTTAATCGGCTAATTGCCACAACTATGAGAAGATTGGCAACTAAAAAACGCAGTCCTGTTTACACAGGCTTCTTTGCTTCAAGCTGGCAAGCTAGCAGTTCTCCAATTATAGCCAAAGACAAAGTTGAAGCTTTTGCTCCTTGGTCTGAAATTAGACAGCGTAAATCCAAAGACGGTAATAATAAAGAGTACCAAATTATCCCAAGGTTTTACCCGCCTGACAAGCCATATAACTACAAAAGACGTGTCTATATAGGCAACACCGCCGAGTATTCGATCTATGCCTTGGAAAGTGGAAAAGTTCAACAGTTTGTTCAAGGGCCTGAGATGAGAAGGCTGGTCACTGAAGCGTTTGACGAGCGCAAGGCACGTATTTCGATAGGGTCTAGGCAAGTTGTTGGTACGTTTGGCACTATGGCTGGCAAGATTTACACTGGCTATACCGAGCTGTAGCCATGACCTTAGTCAACGCCAGAGCAGCTTTTGAAAAAGCCGTTACCGATGCTGTGGCAGCAGCGGACGCCACGGTGTTGATGAAATACGACAACGTTGCTTTCACGACGCCAGGTAAGACAAAGAAATACATTTTGATGAGTGTCAGCTTTGGGCAATCCACGCTCCAAAATCAGGGCGCAGCGCAGGATTATTACGTTGGAACGATCCAATGCAATGTCTACGTGCCCAAATCTGCTGGCACGGCAGTGCTTTCAACGATTAGTGAGTCCGTAATCGACGGCCTAACTTCAGTCAACGCCAGTAACTACACCGATACCTTTAGCAGTAAACCCAGAGTGCTAGACATTATTGGCCCCACGCCGTTGGACATTGAGGACAGATCGCACTTTGTCGGCGTAATTTCTTGCCAATTTACGGCAACAGCGTAGTATTCTAATTAGGACATGAAAGCACTTTATGCGAGCTTCTGAGCTGCTTCGGAGCAAATTTGGCGTTAGTCAGCTGTATAAGCACGAGGTAAAACAAGGCGGTGAAGTGATTTTGGAGATCTACTGGCATCCGTTGACGATTTCTGAACGCGAGGCCATTCAAAAAACAGCCGAAGCTGATGATGCGGCAGACTTTGCTTTGTGCTTGATGCTGCGTAAGGCGTTAGATGCAGACGGCAAGCGTATTTTTCAAGATGGCGAAAAAGCTGTGCTGAAAAATTCTGTTGACGCTTCGATTTTGCAGGAAATTCAGCTGGCTATGCTGACTTCAGGCACAGAGCAAAGGGTGGAGGAAGCGAAGGCAGACCTCAAAAGCTAATAGCGATTGGTACTTTATGTATTTTCTCGCAAAAGAACTAGGCATGACGCTTTCTGCTCTTTCTTCCGAGCTAACGCAAGAAGAGCTTGTGGGATGGGCGGCGTACTACGATTTGAAGAACGAAGAAGAGCAAAAAGCTCTTGACCAAAGCAGAACTAGCAAGCAGGTCAGAACGATGTCAGCACGATAGACTTGACTGAGTAGTTGGTGCCGTCCCAGCCATGGATTATGGGATCAATATAGGTATTGGCGTTAGTGGGTCCAGCAGGCTTAATGCTGCTGTTAACCAGATTGAACGAATAAATGCAGCTGTAGAGAACTTAAACTCCAACCCTCTCACTCTTTTTAAGAAAGGCAGGGGGTCGGTTGTTGATGAAGTTGCGTCTTTAAACACGGAGATAATGGATCTTGTTCGTCTTTTCACGAACGGGGAGAAGAAAATAGGCGGAACTTTCGCTTCTGTATCTGCTCAAGCCGCATCTTTTGGGGACATCCTTGAGCAAGTCGATGGTACGTTTACAAACATTTCAAGCAAAGCGGCAAAAGATAGCGGCCTAAATCAGTTGGCTCGGCTTTTTGGTGAAGCAACTTTAGAAGCTGAAAAGTTTGCTGCAGCCCAAGAAAAAATTAGACAGCAAGGTATTGCTGCAGCCCAAAACATTGTGCCAGGTGGCGCATTTGGAAAGTTTACTGTTCTAGGTTCTCCTGAAGCTGCTCAGCAGCAAGGAATTTTTGAAGCAAAACTGGCTGCTCAAAGAAAAAAGAACGCAAAAAATGACTTGATGTTTCAACGTTTGCGTTTAAACGTTATAACCGCACAAGCGCAAATTTTAGAAGATCAAGTTAGGTCTTCATCCAAAATTGGACGGCTTGCCGCTGATAAACGGGTTCAAAGCGCAGCGATTAGCGGCGGTTTTCCGTTGTTGTTTGGAGGAGGTCCAGGAGCCGTTCTTGGTGGTGGTATTGGAGGTTTCTTCGGAGATTTTGCAGGAGGTATTGCAGGTTCTGCCATTGGTCAAACGTTCGATCAATTGATTGAACGGGCTGGTGCAATCGGTAATGCCATTGGAGCGTTGGATTTTGACACGCTGGAACAGTCTGGCGTGCGAGTTAATGCAGAACTTCAACTTCAAATTGAAAAACTACAGGAGCTGCGTCAGTTCAAAGAAGCAGAAGCTCTTCTGTCCGAAGAGGTAAACGCACAGGTAGGAACATTGCCTGGAACCATTGAAGACGCAGCAAATGCAGGCAATCTTCTTGGAAACGAGTTCCAAAAGCTGTTGAACTCTGTTGGAGCAACGTTAGCAATTGTTGGAGCGCCCTTTGCCGCGGCACTGGCGTTAATTGTCAAAATGGTAAATGATTTATTTAAGACATTTAATATGATTCTTTCAGCAGTTGGATTTGTAGTAAAAGAGCTAGGAAGATTTACCCTGGAATTTTTAATAGGAAAAGATGCGGTAGAGGGTATAAACGACGCTTTGGCAAACTCTTCTGGAAACCTGAAAGAAGCGCGACTTGAAGCAGCAGAGTTTAGGAAAGAACTAGAGGGAACATACGCAGGACTAAATGAGCAAGTAGTTGCGTTAAAGCAGAACCTTAAGTTTGAACGACAAAGGCAAACAGGTGTTGACGATCAATCAAGGCTTGATAACTTGCTGCTTGAAAAACGCATAGCCCTTCAAGCAGCGTTTGACAAAAAAGTTGCTGATACTTCCAAGCTTCGGAGAGAACAACAGTTAACTGATCAGGCGGCTAATTTAATCGAGACACGCTATCAAGTAGAAAAAGATTTGGCTGAAGAACGGTATCAAAATAAAGTAGAAATTTTTAATGCTAACTTGACAAAAAAACAAGAAGCTAAAAACAAAAAAGACGACAGAGCCGCAGAAAGCAAAGAGAAAAAACTGCAAAGAATGGCAGTTTCTATTGAAAAAGCCAACCAAAAAACTCTTGCATTAACCGAGCCTCTACAAAAACAGCTAGATGCAATTAAAGACAAAGCAGCTTTCGAGCGAGAATATGCCGAACTTATTGATCGTGGAGTTAGTCCTGCTGTAGCCAAGCAAACAGTTGAAATAAACAAGCAAGTAAAAGAAATAGACCGTTTGACGGAAAAGCAACAGAGAGAAGCAGACCTGCATATTCTGAATCTACGCATTTTGCTTGAAAAAGCAAAAGGCACTAGAAACGAAGTTGCTGCTCAAGAAGCCCTTAACCGAGCCTTAGAGCATAAAAACGAAATTGAAGCAAAAGGCGCAGAAGCGGCTAAAGCAGCAAAAGATGCTGAAAAAACAGATGCCGATCGAATTTTAGATGCCCGAAGAAAAATTCAAGAGCAAATAAACGATTTAAACGATCCAGTTAAGCAGCTCATTGGCTTGTCGGAAACGTTAGGTAATTCGTTTAGCGAATCCTTTAGAGGGATTATTGACGGCAGTATGAGTGCCCAGCAAGCACTGGCCAACCTGTTCCAACGCACAGCAGATCACTTCTTGGACATGGCTGCACAGATGATTGCAGCTCAGATCAAGATGCAAGCGGTGAAATTGTTTATGAGTTTCTTCCCTGGGGGAGGTGGAGGCACTACAGGGCTTTCGGACCTAAACGCTCCCGCAAGCATTAACAACCCTTTGGGAATCATGCCCAAAGCTCTTGGTGGCCCTGTATCAAGTGGCCGCCCCTACTTAGTTGGTGAGCGTGGCCCAGAGATGTTTGTCCCTGGAGCGCAGGGTAATATCGTTCCAAATAATGCAATGGGCGGTGGCGCTAGTGTGACTGTGAACGTTGATGCTTCTGGCTCTTCTGTTGAG